TCAAGCTTGTTCAATGTCATTAACACTTTTCACAAGTTCGAAAGTTACATTTTTTATATCATCAGTATTAATTTTTACATTTTCCCTATCTTTTTGTAGCTCTTTATGCGACTCTAATGTATATTTACCGCCATTCTTTGTATTTATGACAATGTTACCTTTAGGTAAATGCTCTCCCATATATAAGCCATAAGAAATATGAGCAAATCTTATGATATGATCCAATTCTTTTAAAGTGACGACTTCTTTATTAAGCGTAATATTCCTCTTAGGTGTATACACTCTACCAGCAACTGTGTAAGTCCCTTCCAAATGTATACGAACTTGGTTTTCATTTAAAGGTCTCTCTGAATAAACCCAATTCCTAGATTTATTAGATTTTCCGTTTATTGTATTTTGGCTGTATCTATCGTAAAGTTTTTTAACCAAAGCTTTTTCTGAATTATTTGGTACTTCTTTAACTTTTAGTAATTGTTTATCATGTACACTTGAGGAATCCTGTATCGATGCATCTGCTTTTGAATTTATTCCAAATATTCCCGAATAGATGATACCTAGCGAAAGAATAGATTTTAATACGATTGAATTTTTAGAATGATGTTTTTTGAACATATTTAATTACCTCCTTGATGTAAATCTTTATTTGCTACAATTATAAAAATAATAGTCGTGTTCATGAATTAAATTCATCTTAACTCTTGATTAACTTTAATTTGCTACAACTCCGAATTTAATAACTATAAATCGTCTACACTTAATTGGACAAAATCTATGAGAATAGAATTTGTTAATTTAAAATAGTAAGCAATTCAAAGTTATATGTGTAATAGATAAAATAGATATCTCTATAGTGATGCGTTACTAGTTAAACGTAATAACACTTTAGAAGATAATGAAGTTAAGGAGTTACTGGATTGTTTCGACTATGTAATTAAGTATAAAAAAACATCCAACGATAAAACGTAATTATAAAATGGTGAAATCTATAGTGTAGCTGGTGGTCCTATCGACTCGAACAAAATTAGCAACATTATTAAAGGGGGCACTATCAAAGAGACAACTGAATTTAGTTCCATTAAGAAGTCTGTAACAACGCACACATTACGTCACACACATATATCTACACTTGCTCAATTAGGAATTAACTTAAAAGCAATGCAAGAGTATGTAGGTCATTCAGATTATAAAAAAATCTAGAGATATACACACATGTTACTAATCAGATGGCAAAAGATATGATGAATAAATTGAGAAGATTGGGGAGTTAAAAACTATGAACAGAAAAACACCTAAAACTACTGATGGTTTAATGAGACATATAAGAGACAATAAAGGTATCCAAATAAATGGTAGCACGGAAAAAATCCAGTTACGAAACATCGGCTATTTTCATGGATTCAAAGGGTATAATTTCTTTTTAAACAAAGAGGAAGTACTTAATTTTGAAAAATTCAGCGAATTACAAGCTTTATACAGTTTTGATACAGAAATTAAAAGCCTTTTCTATAAACACGTTATGTTCTGTGAAACGGCTATTAAAAATAGATTGCTAGAAATAGTTTGTGCAAACTCTGGCTTTGATTTAGATAGTTTATTTCAAAAATCATTAACATATTATAAAAGTTATAGTCCCGGTAGCTCAAAATATAAAAAGCATTTAAAAAATACTACTAGACTAAGAAGAGATATTTACGACATGATCCATGAACATTGTAATTCAAAACCTTACATTTATCATTACATACATCAAGATAGAACCGTGCCACTATATGCCGTATTTGAATTATTCACTTTAGGAAATCTGGTATTTTTCACTCGTTGCATGTCCCAAAATTTGAATATAGAAGCTCAAAAACAACTAAAATTATACTCCCCAGCATTTGATCAAAGTAAAGATATACTAGGTGACATCATTGATTGTATGAAAGGCTTAAGAAATGCTATAGCTCACAATGGTGTACTTTATGACTGTAGATTTAAAACTGGAGAGACAAGTAATAGATTAAAAGAATATTTAGCAGTAAAAATGGATATACACAATTTAGATTTCGACAGAATAATTGATTATCTCATTTTATTAATTCTAATTTGTTCTGGTCTCTCTTATTCTAAAGCAGAACTCCAAAGAATTATAAGGCAATTCGAACAAAACCTTGATTCTTTACGATCAAAGATAAGCGAGTCGACATATGATAAAATTATAGGCGTTCGAGCAAGACCTAAATTAAGAAGTTTAAAGAACTTTATCAATAACCTTGATTTTTATCTAAAAACAGATTAATATTATATGTAAATAGCGGTGCATATCTGCGGAATGCACTTGAGGTTAACTGTTACTGACGGTTGCCTCTTTTTTTATGCATCTAAATTCATATTATTTTTGCGATATAAACATATCTTTGTGCAAATTCCGAACACAAAACACTCACATCATCCTTTTTTGCCCTTTTTCTATATCCCAAAACACAAAAACCCCCGCAAGCCTATGCCTACGGGGTTTGACAATAAATTATATATTATTGTTCTTCTTTTATATATAGCTATTTTATGAATAATCATTAGTGTTCAAAAAGCTGTTAAATCAATGTTTTATACTTATATTGTTCATTTTGAAAGTCTATGAACATTCACACTATTTCGTAACTTTGCGAACTTTTTGCGAACATACTACCCTTGCCCCTAGTTTCACAATTACGCCTTTTTTTCGCCTTTATAATAACCACACTCCTAAATTAATAGGTGGTGCGGTTTGATCATTTATAATATAACATAAAAAATAACCACCCAGTAACTAGTATGGGTGGTTAAGATGTGCCTTTAGCACTTAATAAAACCGATAATATGCTTTATTATGTCGCAAATATTTCAGCGACTTGTTATGCACCACCACACAAACTTACTCCCATCCAGGAACACAGAGCTTTGTCGCTCGTCAGCAACGTCATATGAATTCTCAGTTCATGTTGTGGTGACACTTTAAACGGTCTGTGCCAGTAGCGACCGAGTCATTTCAAGAATGACCATTTCACATTTATATTATAACACTTGTCGTGCGTAACTGTATAGTTTTTCAGTTGTATTTAAAGTTAAGTTATCTACTTCGCGCTTTCCTTGCCTTAATTGTGAAATTACATATTGCGCTACGCCAGTTTGTTTGTGAATTTTGTAACCTGTTATATCACTTTTGATCAATTCAATTATTTTTAATTTATAATCACTCATATTATCTACGTCCATTCTTTTTATCTAAACAATAAAAATGTGTTTTTCTCCCGATAAATAATAACAATGGTAGGCTTAATAAAAACAATAATAAATACATTTGTTCTGTCATAATTGAAAACCTCCAAATAATATTATATTATATAAGTGTAAGGAGGAGCCGTCAGGCTCCAAGCATAATGTTAATCTTTGTTGTTTGGCTTTCGGTCTAGGTAGCCGAGATGCCATTCTCTAAGTTGTTTTAACACTTCTGGAATTATCAGTACTGCCAATACTTGATGTTCTAGAAGTGTTTTTATTATGTCTAGCATGAGGCTTTTCACCTCCTTACACATAATTTGTAAGTCATCAACTAACCTACAAATATAATTATACTAAACAAACGTTTATTATTCAAGTGTTTTTTAAAATTTGCATAAAAAAATAGGCAAGTACCGAAGTACCTGCCTAAACAACAACAAGATTAACATGTGAATAATGGAAATAAAAAGTCAGCCCGAAGGCTAACTTACGAATAGATGAAAATTTGAACACATTGCTGTGTCTAAAACGATTATAGCATAAATGACGAATATTTCTAGCTCAAAATTATTATATTTTAATGATAAAATTTTATGGATTTGTTAATAATTATTTAATTGATTTACATAAATAACAATTGTAAAATTACTTTGTAATCGATTGCAAATAAGTTATAGGAGAAAATAAAATGAATAAAAAACTATTAACAAAAACATTGATAGCAAGTGCTTTAGTTTTAACAACAGTAGGTTCAGGTTTTCATTCTTCTTCAAATTATAATGGTATTAATAACGTTGCAAAAGCTGCTGAAACAACAGACGGACAGTTGTGGAAAAATGTAAGAGACGCTTTAAAAGAAGCAAGTATTATCGATAAAACAGATCAAGAAACAGTTAAAGTAACTTACAAATTAGAAAATGGTGGTGAAGGTAGCATTACTGGCACTGCCAATTTGGACGAGCTTAGTACTTCTAATAATAATACTGTTAACACTGATAGTGTTAACACTGTCGATATTACAAGAGTTAATCCAAACGGAAATAAATTAGATGCTAATGAAGCATGGAAAAAATTAACAGATAAATTAAAAGAGAAGAATATCGTTAAAGACGGCGATACAGTAACTATTCACAGTAAAGACTCAACTGACCCTGAAATTTCAGCTAAAGTTGGTGAAAACTATAATGGCAACAAGGGGTTAATGCTAAATCAGAGAGATATAACAAAAATAACTATAACTAAATAATATTAGAAAAGGCAGGTACTCTATAAGTGCCTGCCTTAATTACTAACTCTTCATATTTACTTTTTTAAAATATAATTTCACTTTTTCTTTGTCGTAAGATAAACTTCAATCTTCACATCTTTAGAATCAACCAATTTATTATCATTGTACATCATTAAATATTTAGATTGGTCAAATTTATCTCCTGGTGCAGGCATCATGTCATACCAAAAGCTATTCTCACTTTCTATAAATTTAATATATCCCGTTTCATAAGGCGAGTTGTTAAATTCATAGAGTTTTTTATTTTTCACCAAATAGTGACGAGTTAGGTAATCTAATTCTTGAGCAGTCACTTTTTTCTTATTAGTTTGTACGTCAAAAGATAATAAATTTTTACCATCTTCAAATACCCGAACAGTAATACTTCTATATTTATCTAATTGGTTTCCATTATGCTCAGTTACACCACCATACATACAAGTTTTTCGTTTGTCAGTTTGATGTGAATTAATATCATTCGTTTTTTTAGAAAAATAACATTGATAGTAATAATTAGCTCCAAACACATCTACGTATTTATCTTTGTATTTATCAGCTAAATCTTTGTTTTTAAATTCGACTCGAACATTATCATAATTCCCTAACTTAGTGTCCTTAATAGAATATATTAAGTCAAAGTATAGAAATTGATCTATAGATTTAACGTTTATTGCTGATACATGATTATCATCATACAAAACTTTCATATTTTCCATCAAACCAGTGAATTTACTCGCTTTGTGCAACTCATCTGGTTTAGGATCTGGTTGACTCTCTGCTAAAACGTTGGGTGTAGAAATAACTAATATCAGTACGAATATCAAAATTACATGTGAAATAAATAATCTCTTATACATTTTTTATCTCCTTTATCCAACATTCCCAAAAAGTATCTAGATACACTTTAAATATATGTTATAATCTTAAATATTCAATTAAAAAAACATTAAAAGAAACTTAATTATATTTAATAATCTCACGTTATTTATATTAATTAAGTTATTCTTTTAAAATTAAATAACTATACATCACCTAAACTTATATACAAAAACATCTCTAACAACATAGTGTTTTTTCATAATTATTTTTCTACCTAGTTCTAATTTTATGACTGTATAATGTTATGAACACTATATAGCACAATTAAACGTTGCTTCAATCTCCTCAATCCTCTAACGGAATATCATCCACAATCACAGGATGACTAGGGTTAGCATTAGATACCTCTTTTACAGTTTTGTCTAACTTCTCATCATCTCCGTCCCATTCACCAATATTAATGAATATAGGGACATTCCCGTTAATATCATGCTTATCTGTAAATAACTTATGGTATTTACCCAACATATCACGAGCTTTTAAACGATCACTTGGCTTAATTGGCACCTCTACCAGTTCAACATGTTCGTTATAGACTAACTGTACTTTGCCACTTTGTGGATTCTCTTTATATTCTCCACGTTTGACCACAACTTCTTTCGTTTCTGTTTCATCACCGACTGCCGCATTCGTAAGCACATGTAGTAACTCTTTTGCGGTTAATACATTCTCATCTATAACCTTATCTTTTTGTTCTTGTATATATTGCTTGATGTGTGGCTTCTTCAATAACCTACACCCTGTCACATGTGCGCTATTTGCGCTATAGCCTGCTTTTATGGCACTTTGTGTTACATTAAGTGTTCTTATATACTCATTCACAAAACGCGCTTGTTTTGCCGTTAACTCACTCATTCTATCACCTCCACAATTTTATCTAATAAGGTTTCATACCATAATCTTACAGATTGTTCTGAACACTCTAAGACATTGCTAATATCTTTAAAACTACGTCCTTGTATTAAAGAATCGAAAATATAAAACTCTTTATCATTAGCTACTCGGTCAACAATCATTTCTAAGTGATTCTTTACAATATGATCATCAATGTTATCGTCTGCCATCCATTCATTGGAATTTTCATCACCTATTGAAAAGAATTCATCAGTATTTATATAATCATCTATTAATACATCACTTCTAGTTCGCTCATGATAATCACAAACGAAGTCTTTTATTTGCTGTTTATCCATTGTTACACCACTTTTACATATGAAGATTGATGATAAGCATTTACTCGTGCAATCTTGCTATTTTCAATTGCTATATTTCTTTGTTTTTGACGTTCTGAACGTTGTTTAATACTTGCTTGATACAAATCAACCTGTAAGCGTTCAATGACGTTGTAGGGCTTATATCGTCCATTTGAACGCATATATTTTACAACTTGCTTCTGCTCTTTTTCTGTATAATGATTTAGTACCTTTTTCAACAACGCCATATTATTTATAGATCTATTTTTATAGTTTTGTAACCCTGCTTTTGTTTCAATAATTTTGATAACTAATTTTTCAATCGGATATGAGACAGACACGACCCCCATTATTTCATCACATGTTGTGGTCGACGCACTCATATGGTACATACTTTCAATTTGGAATTCACACATCTTAATTTTCTTATTAATAAATGCTGGGTTAAATTGCGTTAATAGTTGATAATCAGATAATTTATTGTCACCATTACGATAATATAAACAATTCTTCGTTTTAAGCAGTTTCATTTATTCACCCCTATAAACAGAGCCTACCCGAATTGGATAGGCAATCATTACTATTTAATAATCCTGTTTTGCTTAGCTAAATTTTGTAGCGTTGTACCATATTGCTTTTGCTTAGACTGTTCTGATTGTTGTAACTCACTTGAAATCTCCTGCATATTGTTTTTAATATCCAAATCAACTGCATTTATTAATAGATTTGTATCTTCTTCATTTAAACCAAATGCATTTGCGACCTTTTTAGTATTATTTAACTCGTATTTTGTTTCCATTTAATTACCCTTTCTTTTTAACGTTTTAAAAACAACTTGTTATTGTGTTCGTATGGCAAATCATTACCATTAATATATGATGTAAATATATTTTCTCTAAAGTAGCCATTCAATGCTTCCCTAGCCTCTTTATCATCATATAATTGTTCTTGACTATAAATACTCGCATATTGCTGATGCTCATCTTCATATCTATCATTAATATCTTCTATTTCATCAATGATCTCATTATATGCATCGACTACCTTTTTTAATTTACCTAAAGCTGATTGCTTTTCTGATTCATATAATGATGACAACTCGCTTTGATGTTTTAATAATTCAATTGTCTTTTGATATTTAACTTCTTTCGACACACTTTTCTTTGTCTCTAAGCGTTTATTAAGTGCTTTTAGTTTCTTTTCATCAGCATCTGTTGCTTGATATAGGTTATCTGCTTTATCATCTTGTCCATCCATGATTAACTGTTTATATGTGGACTTATCTAACTTTATTTTACTCTCCAACGCATTACGATCTTGTTCCAATTCTTGTATAGTCTTTTGTTGATCTATTACAAATTGGTTGTATTCTTTAAAGTACGATTCAGTTTTCATTTTTATCCCCTTTACACTTCAATTCGTTTCAAAGCTTCATAGCGTTTCATACTGCCATCAGCTAATTTCTTAATACTTCTCATCGCTTGTTGCTTTTCTTGTTCTGTCGTAATGATGTAATAACCACGTTCACTAGGTTTATAACTGCATCCGATAGGATAGCCATAATCATATACTAATGAATTGATTACTTTTCTTAACCATCGTTCATTGCTTGAATTATATTCATATCCCAATTGATTTAAGATTTTAGTTTTAGTAATATACTTATTGGACGTATTTTTTATCACATTGAAAACTTGCAGGTGTTCGGTGGGTAAATGATACGTCTCTTTTTCTGCGATACTTTGCATTTCTACACCTCTTTCTTTTAATTATTTCATACCTAAATTATACCATTTTTACAGGTCTAAAACAAACTTACGTTCGCTTTATAGCGCGTTTTATCAATTGTTTAGCTTATCATATATAACACTTATAAAATCATGTTATAAACTTAAAGTTAGGCTTTTCACATTAACTTAATATAGAACTTAAGTTCGGTAAAATAACACGAACAAATAGCGAACAAACTTAACTTTTAGGCCTATGCCAAAAACACAAACTTTAGCTTGTATTAGCGTTAACAAAGTTCGCACACCTTGCACAAATCTTGCCATTTTTTCAATTCTCAAAGACTGTATACCTTCCGATTTTAAAAGCCAACACCTTCCGAAAACCTTACCATTTTAAACTGCTATACCTCGTATAAAATCATAGTATTTTATTAGGAGCCACACACTACATGTGACCCCTCATAACATTATTTACTCAAGCTATAGTAAGACGCTTTTAGATCATTCAATTTACGTTCTAAAGCCTTGTAATCCTCTTGTGTCGCATTCTCATCTTGTACAAACTCAGTTACTAATTTTAATCCCTCAACTAACTCTGGTGCTGGTTCATTGATTCCCGTAGCTAACTGATACAACATTTCAATATTCGCTATCACATCAGTATTACTCGATTGAATGCCCTCAAGTGTATCGGTATCAAATCCATTTTCTAGGTACTCAAACACATCACTATTATTTGATTCTGCATATGTTTGTAATCCATACATAAAATACTCATCTTCAAATAATTGACTGGCCATCATATCACTAATAGAAAGCTGTTTACCGTCATGTAATTCATAACCTACATAATGACCTTCTATACTTCTTATAAGCCCCTCAGTGTGCTTAGGTGACGCTAATTCAAATGATTGCCTTACTTTACAATCTTTAATATATACATGACCGAATAACTTCCCATTCATCATCACATAAACCATATCAAATGGATCATAGTATAACTTAAAGCAACATGGTTGCACTTTACTATGTTCTAATAATCCTGTGTAATACCTTAATAACGTGCCTGCTCGTGTTTCAAATTGGTTTACAATAGTTTCTATGTTCATATTATTTACTCCTTTTTATATAATTTAAATAATTCTTTAATCTAGCTAGTACTAATTCAAAACTCCCTGTAGCTATAACTTTGTAACTTGTTCTTTTATTTAATTTAGGAATATAACTCTCACGCCATGCAGTCCAAGTGTTATCAATATATTCTAAATAAACCGTTGATAAATAACTTATTGAACAATAGTATATTTCGTTAGATATACCAGTTATTAAACCAATCCTTTGAGCTTGTTCGTCTAAATTGTAATCCTCTTTAACGGCTTGCACTTCTAACTGTCGCCTCCCAGTCTCTCTCTGTGAATACATCACCGTTTTTATTATCCCCAATCAATACACGTAACGGATCAATATCCACATTACATTGAATCGCATAACTTACTGCTTTAAATAAATCATTGTTCCTATATTCACTTTGACCGTCTATGATACGTTGATATGCGCGTTTTCCCTCTCCACCTTTGCCACCTCTTACGTGGCTAAAACTGTAATTAGGTAGTGCTCGTCGAATGGAATATGGCTCTAATACTTGTTGTTTGTAATTACCAGCTTTAGAAAATATTCGTTTCTCAAACTCTCCTTGATACTCAGTTACATTGACACCGTTATGAGTGTATATACCTTTAGCTGTTTGACTACCTGCAAGCACAAAATAATTATTGGGATGTGCTTTGATATCAACAGATAGTAAATAACCTATCTTCTGTCCGTATTCGATATTGTCATGCTTTTTGAATACGATATGTTTCCCACCACTTGCCGTTGTCTGTACTAATGTATTTTGTGCATTGGTAACAAGTTCTTCGTAATATGGTATTTGTTTCAAACTATCGAAACCATTCTTACCATCTTCATGATCTACATCAATGTCGATACACCATACACCTCGTGTTAATACGCCCAATACATTGGTTTGATGATAAATATTAGAATGATATTCAACGAATTCATCAGTAATATCTATATCAGCAAATGAAACTGTTGGCTTTTTGTGATTATTAAGTGGTATCACTTCAATATCCTTTTTTAATAATTTTTTTGCTACATGATAACCAGTCATTGAACTCCTCCTTTTAAAACTAACCCTTATAGCCATTGTTTTACCTATAACCCTTTATTAAATTTAAATAATTATAGATTACTAAATAAAACTTAGGCTATAAGAGTTAGTGACTGTTATTACAACGATTCATAGGTTATAACAAAGGTTAGCAAGAGTTATTTCTAACCCTAATCATTAATTAATTCTAAAGCCATATTAAAAAGTTCTTTGTTCCCGACTTGATGCACCTTTGTATTAACACCATCAATCCACTTCTGATTATTTATACTAATACCAATCTTTCTCATATCTTCTTTAGCGTTCTTGTAACGTAAACTTGAGTAATCTTGTTCTATCAAGCGTTGTAAAGTTTCATCGCCTGCTAATATAAAGCCCTGTTTTGATAACAATCTGATCATAGTAATTTGAGTTTCAGTCAATTCATCTTCATTAAAATAATACTTGAGCATTACATCTTTAAATTTAAATTCTCGCCCATTTTCTTTTAAATATTCCAAACTCGTTATTAAGAATGACACAGACGCATTAACTGAAGTGTTGCCATTAGGTTGTATATAATCCCAATAAGGCTTAAAAATCTGATAACGTTCTTCATCAGTTTCATTTATGGGTCTATCCTTTAGCGATATTTTAACTGTTCGCGTTGTATTGGCTGTAATTTCACCAGTATCGACACTTTCATTTGTATCTAGTATTAATACGGCGTTATTTTTAAATGTAAATGCGTTTCTTCCAATGCCCCGTCCAGAAATTGTTTCACCTGTTGCTATTTTTCTTAATATGCGCATCATTTGTTTAGTGATTTCACCTGTCTCATTAGCATGAGCTATATCTGCACCGTAAAAATTCATCCACTCATTTGCCGATTCAAAACCACCAGAAATAAGGCTATCAAAATTAACTTTGTTCACTGTCATCAATTTTTCAAATGTAGCCATAAACAAACCTTTTCCAGAACGACCAAAATCTTTAAGTAAAAACCACTTTTCTGCTTGTATCAATTTCATTTTTCGATACATTGTATAAGCGTGTGTTAGCATTAAATTGTTTTTACTCTTTTCATTGTCAGTTACTAAATCAAAGAAGTTTCTGGGTATTTCTAAATTGATATCTTTAATATCTACGTCATATTTAATTGAGTAGAGCTCATCACTTTTTAATTTTTGTTCTGTAAGCGTTAAATTTTGGCAATCATATACCCAGTCATTACCTGCAATGCGATAAGGATAAATCTTAAAGTTATGAGTTACATTTAAATGTTCGCGGTAAAGCTCTAACATCACATCTAAGAAATCATCAATATAGTACTTGTTATCAACTGGATAGGTTAACGCAAAGTTTGTATTGTCTATCACTTCATACTGGTTATTCTTAACTATAATAAAGCAGTCTAGTTGTTTTGAATAAATGACCCTGTCAGAAATTAGATCAGCTATAAAACGTGCATAGTTATGAAAATGACTAGTTTTAAACGTAGATTGTTTTTCTTCTTCACCATTTTTATCAACAGTCTTGATATTGACGGTTCCATAAACAAGCCCAATTTCTTTTGGTTTTATGGTATAATCTAAAGTAAGATTACTAATATAATCACCTGCAACATTATCTTTTTCTCGATGATATACATTTCCTTTGTTATTAAAAACTTGTCTATCTGTTGAGATTGATGCAAAGTTTATACGCTTGCTTATCTCTTTTATCCTAGATAGATTAATTGTTGAAACATAATCTAATTTAGAATGAAATTCGAAATGTTTTTTATAAAGTGATACTTCGTCCATGTAGTCACCCTTTCGATAATATTCTGTTTTTGTTAATATATTTACTAGTATTTATTTAAATAAATACGTAGTGTCTATGCGTCATCTGATTCTGTCGCCAAACTTACATCAGATGATGCTTTTTCTATTTCATGAAATCTTTGTATAAGTTCACCGAATTCTTTTAAGTACACCTGTAATAACTCAACTGTATGTTCATTTTGTATACGATGTTCTAAATAGCCTGCTGAGTAACTGATATGTTCTTGTTTTGTTTCTAATTTATTTTTGACAAATTTATCTTCAACGAACCAACCATGTTTGATAGCTACATCATTGATTTTTTCTTTTATCACTTCAATATCACACATTAAATCTTTAATTTCCCAATTCATTTTTATTCTCCTTTCTCTAATTGAAAATTATTCTTTAATTCTTGTGCGCACCATTTCATTATCAATTCTAAGTGCTTTTCACGACTGATCTCTGAAACCACTTCAATACCATTAACATATTCAGTGTGTTCATAACTTTCCAAATTATTCATGACACTTAACTCAAGTTGATAAACCACGTGTTCTATTACTTCTTTTTGTTCATTATTCATTTTCTAATCCTCCTGTTAAATTAAATCCATAAGTTGCCATCATGCCGTACACACTAAAAGCGACATACATGTTAGATATTGCTAGTAATAATATTGTTAACAATGAAACTAAGCAGATATAAGTTAAGTACATTTTCATTGCCTTGCCTCCTACATCCATTTTTTATGACGTGCCTTCATGTACTCCTCGAATCGTGGAATACTGATAACAATCATTGTTGATGATAACGAGTAATATAAATCATCAACACCTTTAGAATCTTTTTCCCACTCTTTTAGTATTCGTCTAGTTGATGAATAGCTAATACCAAATATTTCGCTTAATGCCGACGGTTTAGCAAATAACGGATTTACTACAACTTGCTTTGGTTCTGTAATTGTATTTTCTTTTGTTGGTAGACCTTGTAACTTTGTTCTAGACATTTATTTGACCTCCTCTTTTTCTAAAGTTTCTAATAACCTTTCTTTGTTAACTAATATCTTTCCGCCAATTTTAGTATGTGGTATAACGTTTTTTTGAAGAAGTTTATAAGTGTGGCGTTCACTTATACGTAACAATTGAGCAACTTCTTTTACAGTCATAAACATAAAATCACCCCTCACTTTAAGAATATATGCATTCATTTTTATTCCTTTATGCATAAATAGAGTATCGCACCTTCTTTTAGGAATGTCAAGAATAATATTGTATTATTTTTATGCATGGTTTATCATTAAAAATACGGAGGTGTTGCCAATGGTTGAATCAAATGATGAATTAAAAAAAGAATTAGGCAGATTTTTAAAGTCTATCCGAAAACAAAAAGGGAAGACAGCAAGCGAAATAAGTAAACAAATGCAGTATTCTCAAGGGCATATAAGTGGCATTGAAAATGGTGTTAAATCTTTTCCAAGCAATAAACTTATCGAAAGTTACTTAATGAACATAAAAGACACTAATGAGGAGTATAATTTTTATGTTGATGAAATAGCTAAGATAACGAAAAATAAAGTTAAGTTAAACAAAGTTTCTAATGTAACAAATAAAATGGAAATTATAGATAGAATTATGGATATACCATACTCTAGAGAATTCATATCTTTTGATGACAATAACGAAAAGAATTTCACAATTTTTAACATTAGCATTAATGATTTGCACTTTCATCTGCAAGATATTAATAATTATAAATTTTACAAAGGCATTAGATTAACAGATAACGATAAAAATAATATCGATAAAATTTTAAATAATTATTTCGAAAATAAATCAGTTATTATAAAAGAGAACACAAAAACTTTAAGAGATAAAAATGAAAATTGGGAACAATTAGTAAAATTAAGCGATTATATAGATGATAAGTTAGATAAAAAGAACTGAACAAAGCACGCTAAAATAAATACTTAAAGCTAATACTACAAATATTACTACCGTACAATCCTATAAACATACGTAACTTTGCCTATTTTGTACTACTCTTGATAGTTACTTGTTTATTTCAGACATTTTAAAAACAGAATATCTAAAGGAGGGATGACAAATGTGGGTTCGCGAAATCACTAAAAACAAAAGTACGGCCTATCGCTATTTAGAGCGCTATACAGACCCTTTAACTGGCAAGTATAAAACAGTATCAGTTACACGTAACAAGAATAATGTACGTAGCCAAAAGGACGCTCAATTAGAATTAAATAAAATAATTGAGCAACGTTTGAAACATAACAGTACGAAACAACTTGAAAACTTAACGTTCCATGATGCGTGCGATGAATGGTTAGAACATTACAAGACACATTCAGGCTCAAAACCAACCACTATTAAAGAAAAGAAAAGTAATGCTAATACAGTCAAAAATGCTATTGATAGCAAAGTACTCATCAGCAAGATTACGCACACCTACTTACAAAACATCATTAATGAATGGGCTAAATCACATAGTATTGGCCATGTTCAATCTCTTGTTATTGTTATTCGTTCCGTTTTCAAATATGCGTTTAAATATTATGATCTGCACGATATTAGTGTGTTAGATAAAATAGATATACCCAAGAAAGCCCAAACCAGAAACGAACTTCAAGCTAAACGTAATAACTATTTAGAAGATAGCGAAGTAAAGGAGTTACTTCAATGCTTCGACTATCTAATTAAACATAAGCGTCATGCTACACGTAAACGTAACTATGAAATGGTAAAAGCATTAGTAGAATTTCAAATTAACAATGGAATGCGCATTGGCGAACTCCTAGCAATCAAGACAGACAATGTAGACGTGGAGAATAAAACACTAGAGATTGATGGCACAATTAACTGGGTTACAGATGTAGAAACTGGAGCATTTGGAGTGAAAGAAACGACTAAGACGAGTAAGAGTTATCGAACAATAGGCCTCACAGCTCAAAGTATTAATTTACTTAAAAAACTCATGCTAGAAAATAAAAAAGAGAATCAGTGGAATGATAAATTCATAGATAGAGGTTATATATTTACTAACACTGCTGGTAGCCCTATTGACTTAAATAAGGTGAATAATATTATTAAAGAAGCTACTGATATAAGTTCAATTAACAAGCGTGTGACAACGCACACATTACGTCACACACACATATCTACACTTGCGCAATTAGGAATTAACCTAAAAGCGATACAAGAGCGTGTAGGTCACTCGGACTATAAAACCACCTTAGAGATATACACACATGTTACTGATAAGATGGCAAAAGATATGATGAATAAATTAGAGGGGATAGGGAGTTAGATGGATAACAGAATAAATAAAGCTGTGAGTATTTATAAGCAGTTATATAACACAGATAATAAAAAGTTTAAATTTTTACCAAATTGGTTAGAGACAACATCATATTGGTTTAATATGGAGCATAATAACAATATAAACAAAAAATACAAAAAATTCTCAAGGGGATCTATTATATATTTAGATTTTGGCATCAATATTGGGCATGAATTTTCTGGCAGACATTTTGGAATAGTATTAAACAAAAATGATAGTCCATATAATTCTTTAGTAACAGTTGTACCATTAAGTTCAAAAAATAAAAAACACTATTTACCATTACAAAATATTGTATTTAAAACATCATTATCAATTTTGAACAAGACAGTTGATAATATCGAATTTGATTTAGACGTTATAAATCACGTAATTTTTACGGTTATAGAAATTATTAATAAAAATAATTTACAAAACACTTTGGAACAAAACACTATAGATTATTTAGATGATTTTGCAATTAAAACACGCTTCCCTACAGAAAGAGAAGTAATTAATAAAAGTAAAAACATAGTAGAATCATTTAATTTATACAATGACCCGAAAAATTTTTCTGCTTTGTTTAATTATTTGCTAATTGATGTAAACGATAGAAAATCAAAAGTTAATAACCTTAGAGAAGTTATTAATAAATATAAAAAATTTGATAAAAATACATTTGCCTGCACACAGAATGTAGTAACTATTAGCAAATTAAGAATTTTAAAAATTAACGCTGAAGATCCTTCTGGTAGAATGAAACTCGATTTTGATAGTATGAAATTAGTAGATAATGAAATTAAAAATAAGCTAATCAATTAG